TGAATGGTTTCCTCCTAGAAAGTATTGTCCATCTCCAGAATATTATTTCAGAGTATTAGTAATGGATACATCTTCTGATATTGTGTTTGAAAATTTGGATCCATCCTTGACAGAACCAGAAGAGTAACCTATACTGTATTCTCTATTCGGAAATAGCGAATGAAAGTCCCATCTGAAATTGAGCTGAAGCATTTACAACTTCAGGCTCTCCTTCGTGACAATAATATTCCAGATAATGAATTGTCATATATTGGTGTGCGAGAGTATCCCGAGACATTCAAGGCACATCCAGAGTATCACGGTACGTTACAGCATTGGTATCTGATTGCTGGTGAGCATGAGGTGCCTGTGTGTGATATTGGATCAGTTGATGCTGTTGATGACTAATGCAAGTTATAGAAAAAGTTGCTTCATTGATAAGTGAAAAAAATATTGTAGCAATTTATCAGGGGAGATCTGAAGCTGGTCCAAGAGCATTGGGAAATAGATCATTTCTTTATGATCCAAGAGATAAATTTGCAAAAGATTTTGTCAATACTGTAAAAAAGCGAGAATCTTATAGACCTTTTGCAGCTTCTATTATGAAAGAATATGCAAATATTTGGTTTGATATGGCAGGATTAGATGAATCTCCATTTATGATGTATGCAGTTGATGCCAGACCAGAAGTTTATGATATTATTCCTGGAGTTTTACATGTTGACAAAACCTGTAGAATTCAAACTGTCACCCAACAACAAAACTTCCATTATTATAAATTGATTGAATCATTTTATAAAATAACTACTGTTCCTCTTCTTTTCAATACGTCATTCAATTTAGCAGGAGAAACAATAGTAGAAACAGTTGATGATGCAATTGATACTATAAAAAGATGTGATATCAAATATTTGTATCTCCCTGAAAGAGAAGAATTATGTATATTTTAGGTGTCAACATATCTCATCAACCATCTACAGCATTATTCAAGGATGGAGAATTACTGTGGTATATTGAAAATGAAAGAATTTCTAAAATCAAAGATTATTTAATAGATGAAGAACTAAACACAAGGAAACTAATCCCTGATTGTGTAGATCATTTAATAATTGCCTCATTTGGTAGTCCAATGTATGATCCCAAAAGAATAGAAAATGTAAAAAACTCTGTATTACACAAAAATATCTATTATGATATGTACACTCATCATAAGTATCACGCATCTAATGCTTTCTATGATTCTGGATTTGAAAAATGTGTAGCTATTGTTATGGATGGGTATGGCGCTCAACGAGATTCTATTCATATGAATAGAGAAATAGAATCTACTTATTTGTGTTCTTATCCAGATAACATTATTCCAGTAGAAAAACATTATAGCGTGTGTGATTCTGATGGCACAAGACAATCATTTATGATTGATAATCATATAATGTCTGATGGATTTAGTTGTGGACATATGTTTGCAGAAACTTGCAACAAATTTGGTATGAATTCTGGATTGGATGCTGGAAAAATTATGGGTATGGCAGCATATGGAGGTCCTTCTACTAAAGATCCTTGGTTTATTGACGGGATTGCTGATAATCAAGTTTTTCTATCAGAATTAGAAAATGTTAGTACTTTTGAGGAAAAGTGTAATTTTGCTTGGAAACTACAGGAAGAGACTAAAAGACATACTATCAATTACATTTCTGCAGTTATAACAAAATATCAACCAAAAAATATTGTTCTATCTGGTGGATATTTCTTGAACTGTGTCAATAATTATTTTTATCTAAAAGAATTCCCGCAGATCAATTTTTATATTGATCCTATTGCACATGATGGTGGAACTGCATTAGGAGCAGCAAAAGTTCTGTGGCATAGTATGACAAAAGATATGACTATTAGAAAGATAAAAAATTTATATTATGGACCTTCCTATGACAGTTAGGAAACTGGCACAGGGGGTTGACAGATCCAGAAATCTCTGTTATTGTTACTTTGTTCAATCAAATCCCGCAAGTTAGGCGGTTACTCATTATGAACTCATTTCTCGTAGAAACTCTTCCTGGGCGTATCGCCTATGTTGATTTTAGTAGCACTCCAGTTGAGTGTTTTACTTATGAATTTGTTGGTGGCGAAGGTGTGATCCACGAATCACGTTTATTCCTTCGTTACGAAGATATCTATTTTGGTGAAATCGAAGACAATCCTGCTCGTAAGAAAGGTTCTTCCGCCAAGAATATCAAAAAACTTGCTTCTTCTCGTCTCCTTGGTATTGATCCATCTGCCGAGTTACCAGCTGTTAGTCCTTGTGTGATCACAGATTCTACTGGTAAGACTTATTTTTATCGAGCAGAAAACGGTATCACTCGTAAGAAAGCAGATTTTTATAACGGATATAAGGAAGGTGCCTTTTTTGATGTTGTACGATTTATTGAGACTGAAGGACGTTCAGCTGAATATAATCGTCGAGTGTGGTTACATCTAGAAAACGACGCACTTCCTCAAGAAGTCAACAGCGTTGACGATCTTGTTACTAGCTGCTGCGGATTGATCCAATCTGGAGATCTTCCTAAAGAAGAGAGTGCTATTCGTGCTTTTGTGTGGGAATGTGCTCTGAATATGCCTACTCAAGATAAGAACGAAGTTGTTCGTCAAGTTTTGAAGGAAGAAGAAGTTCCTACTAAGACTATCTCTTGGCGTGATAACGAATGCCGTGAATGGCTTGAAGAGAAGTGTCTTGATGAGATCGAGGTTGATTATTGCTTCCCGTATCATTATTTCCAAGACCGTATCTATTCTTTGATGAAACAGTATCATCAGACGAAGAAGGTACAGAAAGTGGTACAGCATTTCGATCCTAAGTGTGATTCTGATGATGTAGTTCTTGCTGATCGTATCAACCAGAAGAAGAGGTGGGAAGAATTTCGTGAAGTTGCGAAATCTCTTGCTCTCTATATGATTGCTAACGATTGGCAGCTGCCATTTGATAAGGATCAGTATTTCCCTCAGATCCGTACTGGTGAACAAGCTGACGATCCGAACCGTATCGTTTTTAACTGATCCACTTGAAGAACTGTCACAGGGGGGCCTCGTGCCCCCTTTCTCATGCCCTATACTATTCTCATCAACAGCGAACCGCATGACTTTCACTCTTCGTCCTCACCAGCAGCGCATTCTTGACGCTATGCAGACTGCTGCTGTCGGTCGTGTCACCTGCCCTACAGGCGGCGGCAAGACGCTTCCTATGATCCTTGATTGTCTGCGTCGCTTTCAAGAGGCAGACCGCCCACAGACCGTTGTAGTGGTCTCTCCTCGCATCCTGCTGTCGGTTCAGTTGTACGAAGAGTTCTTTGCTGAGCTGAATGGCAAGGTTGATGTTTGCACCCTTCACGTTCACAGCGGCGAGATCGAAGGTAACAGCACCACCAAGATCGACGAGATCCGTTGTCACGATGCTGTCTGCAAGGCATCTAATACTCATCAACTGATCTTCAGCACCTACAACTCTCTGCGTCGTATCAACCAAGCAGGTATTGATGTGGATACCATCTATTACGATGAGGCACACAATTCTGTTCGTCGTGACTTCTTCAAAGAAGTTGCTACTGCTACTTTGACTGCCAAGAACGCATACTATTTTACTGCTACTCCTAGGTATCGTAGCGCAGCTAACAGTATGAACAATACTGATGTGTATGGCAACGAACTGATTTCTATTCCTGCCCCCGAACTCATCGCCAACGGTAGTATCATTCCTCCTACCATTCAAGCACACGTTGTTGACATCGAGCGTAACAAATCTCTGCTTGCTGCAGAGAATGACCGTGAGGTGCTGGTAGATATTGTCAGTCAACTTGATGATGCTGCTGCCCAGAAGATCCTGGTTGCTGCTCCTAACACTCGTGTGCTGTGGCGTTTGCTGTCTAGCACCAACGTGATGCAGGAGTTTGCTGAGCGTGGTTACGATGTTCTCCATATCACCAGCAAGTACGGCGCCTATGTTAACAAACAGAAGGTCGGTCGTCAAGAGTTCTTTGACACTCTTGATGCCTGGGGCAAAGATCCCA